TTCCAGCACGCGTAGCTGACGGCGCATGGACTCGACCTCGTGCAAGAGTTTGATAGTAGCTATATCTGCCTCGTTATTCTCAAGTCCGGGCAGCACAGTGCCTATGCCTACGATGTTAGTGGAGTTTAGTTGTGTTACGTGTCGTATTGCTATCTGTGTCATTGTCTTCCCTCTCATGGTTATAGTAATAGTCATGCTCTTGCTCGATACGCATGGCGTCACGTAGTGCTTCTTCGAAGCTGTCCCTGTATTTAGCCAGCACTGCTACCTCGCACAGACGCATGAACAGTTCGCCGTCTAGCTGTGACGCTATCTGAACGAGCCTGAATGTAAGCCACCATTTGATACGCTCCATCATTCGTCCGACCCCTTGACCTTGGTGTATTCGTCGATGGACTTTGCAAATACCCGTATGGCCTGCATCTTGCGCTCCAACTCGTATATGTGGTTAATCACCTTCTTGAGCAGGCTCTTGTCGGTCTCGTCTGCCATGTCGTCGCGCATATCGCGCAGTGCTTGTTTATCTTCGTAGTTCATGTTGTTGCTTTCTTGGTTGGTGGTGTGAATGATATTTCTGTCGAGCGGTTCACCGCTATTACGCAGTCTGCGTTGATGCTCTGGTTTATCTCGATGTCTTGGTCCTCCTCTCCCATACGCACATATTCATATGCTATCTCGAACGGTGTGACGTTCCAGTCTTGGGTGACGCCATCCTTAACTGTGGTTACGGGCAGTGCATCCAGCAGGGTATCAATCTCGCTGAACACCTTGTCCACCGCTTGCGGATGCTCGTAGGCTTCATACCATTTGACGTCATTGTAGTAGACCGTGATTGCTCGGTCCTCTTGCAGATATGTAATCTCTGCACCCCAGTCGTGCTTTGCTTCATTATGCGGGTAGTTTGCATCAAACCATAGCTTGAGCAGCGGATATGCTGTGTCGCTGTCACTAGGCACGTAGATGACTACGTCTACGTTTGAACGGTAGCCCATGTTATTCCTCCTTCACATATGCTGGCTGTCGTTGAACGAATGTATTCTAGGTGTATCGCAGTAGGTGTTAGTGGCGAACACAGCCACGTCGCCCTCCGCTATCTCGTGCTTGGCCCTCACATCCCAGTGTCGGTGGATGAAGTCAGGCTTACCAAACACCTTGATGGCGTTGTAATACCGCTCGTCTTTGAAACCTATGAAATGCATGGCCATGCTACCTCTCCCCGAAAAAATATACTACTTCGCCTGCTGTTTGGTTCTCATACACAGTGAACGTGGTGCCATCAGTGAAGCGTAGGCGTATGCCCTGCCCCGCATAATCATCCCCACTCTCGAACTCCCACTCGGCTATGGTCTTAAGCACGAGCGCGTTTAGCTGGGGTATAAGTTCTTCGTTATCCATTATCATTCTACTTCCCCTTGATGGTTGCGTGGATTGCCCAGATTGCGAAGATACCTACGCTTATGAAGAATATCTCGGCTGCTATGTGCAGTATGGTGTTAGTCATGGTTTGTTTCCTTCTCCTAAAGTCAGTATGGCACTTGCTATGTGCAGCTTTGCGTTGTCCAGCGCGTTGAGCGCCAGCATGTAGTGGTTGGATGACACGGTGTTTCTTGCCCTGTCGTAGGCACTAATCTTGTCGCCCACTCCACCCTCGACGAACATACCGTTGCAGCGTAGTTGTATGATGTTTGCTTGGAAGCCCGTTAGTGCTTTGGCTGCTTCGGCTCGTAGATATGCGGGGTCGTCGCTCATGATGTTGTCCTCTTTGGGTTAAGCTGTGCCAGCTCGGTTACGTTAGTAATAAGCATGTAGTTGCTCTTGTTGATTGGTGCTGTCGTGAACACGACAGACCGCGCAGCGGTGTCGCCGCAATCGAGGCAAACAGAATAACCTAACCTAAACCGCTCGACACTGAACGGGTCGTAGCACTGGGTGCACAGCACCTGTGTCTTTCCTTCAATCATTATCTTGCTCCTTCTTGGTTGTGCAGCTTCAGCTGCGTCTCTGCATTTAACAGCATCAATCGTAGATACTGCTTCTTCCTACGGTCGTGGGCTTTGGACTCACGATGACGTAACTGTGTAACTGCGGTTACCCACGCTTGGTGCGCACCGTAGCATTCGATTAGCTCGTTCATGTCTGTAACCGAGGTTACATCGAAATAATGTGGTTTCACTGGCTTCATGAGGCTTGCTCCGTTTTTCGTTGTTTTTTCTTTTTAATGTAGCACATAAAGTAGCTCAGGTCAATAGATGTGGGCCTGCGTGGGGACGCGCTCGCAAAGTTGGCGTTGTAGAAAGTTAAAATACCCTCATTAGTTTTCTAACAAAATGCGGGTGGCTGGAGAGGCGCAGAAACGTGGGATTTTTTGGGGGTAGTAGTATAGTATAGTTTTAAAGTTAAAATGTTATTAAGAAAAAAGAGTGTCCGGCACTTTTTGCCTTTCGCACTGTGCAGAGGGGGTGCGACAGATGCGCACTGTCAAAAATCAAAATCCGACTTCACAACCCAATAACATTATAACTTTCTACAAAGCCAGCTCTAAGGCCGGTTTCCGAGGATTGTTTTTTAACATTGCCAATAACTTTAGGTTATTTTGCCCACTTTGCATTTTTTTGTTGACTTTGCCGATTTTGGACGTTAGGTTGAGTTCAACCTAACGGTTTGTAACCACGGTTACACGCTTACACACGCGCTCTAGTATCAACTATCATTGACGCGCCCTCACTCATTCACGCACACGCGCTCGACTCGACTATCATAGCGCGGACGCTGGGCACAAAAAAACCCCGCTGGCCGAAACCAGCGGGGCTGTGTAGTTGGTTATCCAAGCTTGGATAAATCTTCTTTGAAATACTTGATTAGGAGCGCGCCGATATCGGCGTTGCAATCCGCTTCCATTTCAGTCTGCCGCTCCTCCTTCATGCCCTTCTTATACAAGGCAATCAGGCCGGTGCGCTGTAGCGTATCAAGTGGCTTAGCGGGTGGTCGCGTATTACCACCTTCACGCAATGCCTTGGTGATAGCCTTAGCGCGGGACCATGGCATATTCTTGCCCTCCTCTCCCCATTTAGCGGCGTAGTCGGCGGCGCACTGTTTGCGCTCCGCTTCAATCGCGGCGAAGTGCGCTTTCTCGTTATCGGTGCGGCTGTTAGCGGCTGTGAACGTATAGTAGTCCGAACCGAACCTAGCGATAAGCGCATGGGCATAAACGCGAGCGGAGCCTTGCGCCTTGCCAGTGTCGCCAATGACGCTTGCCCGCGCCTTGTCGATATCCAGCACTAGCGGCGATGCCTTAGCCTTAGCGTGAAGCTTAGCGTTAATGTTACGCATAATCTCAACGCGAGTAGGCTGTTTGCGCTTGGCTGTTGTTGGTGCTTTAACCATAATCATATTCCTTTTTTAAAAACCGTAGCGTTTCTTGCTACCCCTTGGTTATAGTTAATGTATGACATTTAAGTCAAGTAGTATCGTAACCTGTTGTTATATAAAGGAAAAACAGGGGGCGGGGGCGTGTAACCTTGGTTACATGGCGCGACCCACCGTCCCCCGACCCCCCAAATGGGGCAATGGGACTCCGGCGCTGGTTAGTATTACTATTTTGCACAGTCAGTTACGTCATTTTGAAAACCGACCCCCCACCCCCTCTTTTTCTACCCACCGGTTTGCCGACGCCTAATATCTGCAGACCCCCCGTCAATGGTACCTTGACGTCGTATATACATGGGGTATATACTTTTGGTTCCGTAGCTCGACATTGCGGTACCCTTTCTCATCGCTGCGTTGTACTCTGCGCAGCAGCCCCGGCACTACGGTGACCGGGGTTTTTATTTTGTAATATTAATCGTATATCCCCCACCCATGCCTTTTTCGGATATAGAAAAGCGTAGGGAAGCGAGCCGCAGGCATTACGCGAAGCATCGTGATAGGGTTATCGCCAAGGCCAAAGGGTACAGCAAAGCTGCACGGAACCGTATTCGTACACACATAAATACACACTTGAGGGCCAACCCCTGCGTGGATTGCGGCGAAACTAACATTATCGTGCTTGAATTTGACCATATAGGTGAGGCAGGCACTAAGCACTTCACTATATCAGACGCTGTCCGCAAGGGGTACAGTATGAAAAAGCTAACCGAAGAAATAGCCAAATGCGAAGTGCGCTGCGCTAACTGCCATAGGAAGAAGACGTACGAGCGTGGTGGTTGGACGCACAAGGGATAATTTTTTCCTTTTCTTCTTTTCACTAGGCTGCTACACAACCCTGCATCCCCCGGTCTCCTACAAGCGGAGCTTAAGTACATGCCTATAGTAAAAGTCGAGCCGAGCACGGAATATCCAGTGCCGTTTGACCTGTCTGACGAAGAGTTTGACAATTTTGCGGATAAATTAGCGTCCGTAGGAAACACAGCCGAGCTGCTTGAACAGCTCGGTGCCCCGATAGAGTCGTCGAAAGAAAACCTCGAAGAGGAAGCTGCACTGCTAGATGCAGCCATCGACAACCAGAAAATTACCCCGTTGACCAAGAGTCTGCCAGCTGCCCTTGGCGCTGCGTCTTTCCTACGTGCTTATGGTCAAGGCCGGGGTCTTGATGCGGACCAAGTGCGCACTGCGCTGACTAATAAGCTGCTCGAGATAGCCGACTGCGGTGAGATTAAGTACGAGCTAAAGGCTATTGAGCTGCTTGGTAAGCACAGCGACGTGGGTCTGTTCACTGAGCGCAGCGAGATTAATGTCAACTATAATTCGCCTGAAGGTCTCGAGAAGGCCATCGTGGACCGGGTCAAGCGCCTGCTGAACGCAGACGTCATAGATATGAAGCCATTGGGCATGGACCTCGACGAAGAGCTAGGCATCACTGATGCTGATTTTGAAGATATACTGGATGAGACCACCGAAGAGGTGGAAGAGTGAACATTACCCTTAAAGACATACCAAAAATACTACCTAAACTCTCCGCTGCAGAGCAAGAACATCTGCTGGCGGAGTTAGAGAAGCTCGAGAAGCTCAAGACGCAGGAGCTAGCACGCAAGCGGTTCCTGAAGTTCGTAGAGCAGGTTTGGCCGACATTCATAGGGGGACGGCATCATGCAAAAATGGCGGACGCCTTCGAACGTGTTGCTCGTGGTGAGTGCAAACGGCTCATTATTAATATGCCACCGCGACACACTAAGTCGGAGTTCGCCTCTTACCTGCTCCCTGCATGGTTCCTCGGACTCAACCCCCATAAAAAGATTATCCAGTGTTCCCATACGGGTGAGTTAGCCGTAGGCTTCGGACGTAAAGTTCGTAACTTGGTTGACACAGAAGTATATCATGAAACATTTCCAGACCTAAAACTGGCTGCGGACTCTAAGGCTGCTGGTCGGTGGAATACGTCGAAAGGGGGTGATTACTTCGCTATCGGTGTGGGCGGTGCGGTGACTGGTAAAGGTGCCGACGTGCTCATCATTGATGACCCGCACTCAGAGCAGGAAGCTGCTATCGCAGAAGTTAACCCAGATATCTACGACAAGGCATATGAGTGGTATACGTCTGGGCCTCGTCAGCGTCTCCAGCCGGGTGGTGCCATCATCGTCGTGATGACACGTTGGTCTAAAAGAGACCTGACCGGGCAGATACTAAAAGATGCAGCTGCTAACGACAGCCTCGATGAGTGGGAAGTCATTGAGTTTCCAGCAATTTTACCCAGTGGTAACCCGCTATGGCCTGAGTTCTGGGCTTTGGAAGAGCTTGAGAAGGTAAAACGCGACGTTCCAAACAGTAAGTGGATGGCGCAGTACCAGCAGAACCCGGTGTCAGAAAGCGCCGCCATCGTCAAAAGAGAGTGGTGGCGTGAGTGGGAGAGTGATGAGCCGCCTCAATGCGACTTTGTCCTGCAGGTATGGGATACGGCGTTCGAGAAAACCAGCCGTGCTGACTATTCAGCGTGCACAACATGGGGTGTGTTCTACCACCCAGACGACAATGGCATAACACAGGCTAATATTATCCTGTTAAATGCGTTCAGAGACCGCATGGAGTTTCCTGAGCTTAAGCGCGTGGCTGTCGAAGAGTTTAAAGAGTGGGACCCAGACGGCGTCATCATCGAGAAAAAGGCATCAGGTGCACCGCTCATCTACGAGATGCGGGCTATGGGCATACCGGTGCAAGAGTTCACCCCGACGCGGGGTAACGATAAAATATCTAGGTTAAATGGGGTGGCAGATATATTCGCATCAGGTCGGGTATGGGCACCGGGGACGCGCTGGGCAGAAGAAGTTATTGACGAAGTGGCAGAATTTCCTGCCGGTTCAAACGATGACTATGTCGATACGGTGTCTATGGCACTGCACAGGTTCAGGCGTGGTGGCTACGTGACTACGAACCTAGACGAGCCCGAAGATATCGTGTACTTTAAATCAAACCGCAATCAGGGGTATTATTAATGACACTCAAAGCACGCATCAGGGCGCATCGTTGGAACTGGACTGCACGTCATTGGTGGAAGCCACTGATAAAGCGCGAGAAGCTTGCGTCGGGTACGTGTGAGGGCTGGCATCTCTGGTGGGGGCCCATTCATGCGTGGAACGTCACTACACACAACAAAACTAAATCAAGAGGTTTGACATGGCGGTAATTAAAGCACTTTTTCCAATCGGCAAAACTCAGTGGGCTAAATGGTCTGATGACCAACGCACAGCGTTCAACGAAGCACGCGCTGCAGGCGTACCGTACAACGACGCTATTTTAGGCGCAAACCAGACGCAGGCTGCTCCGAAGCCCAAGAAAAAGAACGTGTTCGACATCATCGAGGACGTAGCTGAAGTAGCTGCAGTGGTATCACCGGCGGTATCAATAGCTAAAACCTTAGCTAAAAAGAAAGCCAAGTAAATGGACATCGACAAGTCGCTTAACCAAGCCCCGCTGGGCATGTCTCCGATGATGACGGAGATGGACGAGGGTCCAGACATCGAGATTGAGATTGAAGACCCTGAGAGTGTCAACATTGGCATCGACGGTATGGAGATTGAGATTGACCCGAGTGAGGACGAGGGCGACTTCAACGACAACTTAGCCGAAGATTTGGACGAGGGCATGCTTACAGAGCTTGCTGGCGACCTGCTTGGCGAGTTTGACGAAGATATCAGCAGCCGCAAGGACTGGATACAGACTTATGTAGACGGGCTTGAGCTGCTGGGTATGAAGGTCGAGGACCGGACTGAGCCTTGGCCCGGTGCCTGTGGTGTGCATCACCCACTGCTGTCTGAAGCTGTCGTAAAGTTCCAAGCCGAGACTATGAGCGAGACATTCCCAGCCCAAGGGCCGGTGCGTACGCAGATAATCGGCAAAGAGACTAACGAGAAGAAGGACGCCGCTGCTCGCGTCCAAGAAGATATGAATTATCAGTTGACCGACGTGATGGTCGAGTATCGCCCTGAACACGAACGCATGCTGTGGGGGTTGGGCCTTGCAGGTAATGCGTTCAAGAAGGTGTATTTCGACCCATCACTCGGTCGTCAGGTGGCTATGTACGTCGCAGCAGAAGATGTTGTCGTACCTTATGGCGCGTCCAGCTTGGAAGTCGCTGAACGCGTCACCCATGTGATGCGGAAAACCCCGAATGAGCTTAAAAAGCTGCAAGCGTCGGGTTTCTACCGTGATGTAGACCTGCCAGACCCCGTCAATTCGATGGATGAGGTAGAACAGAAGATTTCAGAGCAACTCGGCTTCCGTGCAGAGACCGATGACCGATACAAATTGCTAGAAATGCACGTAGATTTGGTCATTGAGGACGACGACTACCGGGACAAAGAGGAAAACGAGCTTGGAATTGCCCTTCCATACGTCATTACCATAGATAAAGAGACCGAAACGGTCCTTTCAATACGCAGGAATTGGAACCCCGATGATAAGAAAAAGCTTAAGCGCAATCACTTCGTTCATTATTCGTATGTTCCGGGCTTTGGCTTCTACGCTTTTGGCCTTATTCACCTTATTGGTGCTTTTGCTAAGTCTGGCACCAGTCTTATTCGTCAGCTTGTTGATGCTGGTACTCTATCTAACCTTCCGGGTGGCTTTAAAACTAAAGGTCTTAGAGTTAAAGGCGATGACACACCCATAAGCCCTGCTGAATGGCGCGATGTGGACGTAGCGTCGGGTACGATGCGCGACAATATCATGCCGTTGCCGTATAAAGAGCCGTCACAAGTGCTCTACAGCCTCTTGGGTACTATAGTAGACGAAGGTCGTCGCTTCGCGGGTATGGCGGACATGAAGGTGTCTGACATGTCTGCACAGGCTCCTGTGGGCACCACGCTGGCTATTCTTGAGCGTACGTTGAAGATGATGAGCGCCGTGCAGGCACGCGTCCACTATGCGATGAAGCGGGAGTTCCAGTTACTCAAAGGTATCATCCGCGACTACACACCAGATACGTACAGCTACGAGCCAGAAGAAGGCGGTCGTCGGGCTAAGAAATCTGACTATGATAACGTCGATGTTATCCCTGTATCTGACCCTAATGCTGCCACTATGGCGCAGAAGATTGTGCAGTATCAGGCTGTCATCCAGTTGGCACAGGGCGCGCCGCAAATCTACGACCTGCCCTACCTACACCGCCAGATGCTAGAGGTGTTGGGTATTAAAAACGCGCAGAAGCTCGTCCCGCTTAAGGACGGAGATGATATGAAGCCGCGTGACCCTGTGTCTGAAAACATGGATGTGCTTAATGGTAAGCCTGTTAAGGCGTTCCTGTATCAAGACCACGAAGCGCACATCGCAGTCCATATGGCTGCGATGCAAGACCCCAAGATAGCGCAACTCATGGGCCAAAACCCGAACGCGCAGGCTATGATGGCCGCAGCAGCCGCACACATCCAAGAACACCTTGCGTTTGAATACCGTAGGCAGGTTGAAGAGCAGGCTGGCGTGCCACTCCCAGCACCAAACGCTGAGATGGATGAGAACACCGAGTTGGCTGTATCTCGTCTGGCCGCACAAGCAGCGCAGCAACTACTCCAGAAGAACCAAGCTGAAGCTCAACAGCAGCAAGCCCAGCAGATGGCACAAGACCCCATCGTGCAGATGCAGCAGCAAGAGCTGCAGATTAAGCAGGGTGAGCTTGAGCTTAAGAAACAGAAGATGATGATTGATGCAGCGGAGAAGCAAGACCGTCTCGAGCTTGAAGAGAAACGCATCGCCTCACAACAAGAAATCGCTGGCCTGCAGGTCGGCGCAAAAGTTGCCACGGACAAGGCTAACTTGTCGGCAAAACAGCAGGAAGCAGGGCTTCGTATGGGTATCGAGATTGCCCGCGAAGCTGCGCAGACTGAACAAGCACAACAACCCGTTCCCAACGAAGCAAAGCCCAAGGAGAATGAATGACAAGTGAGTTACTGATGTACCTGTCAAAAAAGGTACAAGATGAGATTGACGTGCTGAGCGTTGACCTCGCCCGTGGTACCGCAAAAGACCATGGGGAATATAAATACGCCTGCGGAATTATTCGCGGGCTTATGATTACAAACGGTTTCATTGCTGAAGCCGCACAAAGAATGGAACAAGACGATGATTAATGCAGAGGACAATACTCTACCGAACACCCCAGAAATTTTTCTGGCTTCGGATGTAAACAACATCGGGGACGCCACTGTGCTGCCCGACACTGACGAGAAGAAAGCCAAGCAGCTTCCAGACCCATCGGGCTATCGCATCCTGTGCGCTATCCCAGAAGCCGAAGAAAAGACCGCTGGCGGTATCTTCAAGGCCGACTCGACCAAGCAGTATGAAGAACTTACTACCCCAGTGCTTATGGTGCTGAAGATAGGTCCTGACGCCTACAAAGACGAGAAACGCTTCCCGTCTGGCCCATGGTGCCAAGAAGGTGACTTTATCCTCACGCGCCCACATGCAGGTAGTCGTGTAAAAATTCACGGTCGTGAGTTCCGCCTAATCAACGACGACAGTGTAGAAGGTGTTGTTGAAGACCCTCGGGGCATTTCCCGCGCTTAACGGACGTAACCCGTACAAAGGAGAATGACATGAATATGGATGATAACGACGATTTTTCGTTTGAAATCGAAGAAGATACCCCCGTTGAAGGTGCTGAAAAGCCCGAAGTCGAAATTGAAGACGATACCCCCGAGGCAGACCGTGGCCGTGAGCCTATGCCAAAGGAGCTTGTCGAAGAGTTAGAAGCTGATGAGCTTGAAGACTATTCCGACAAGGTAAAGACCCGCCTGAAGCAGATGAAAAAGGTCTGGCATGACGAGCGTCGGGAAAAAGAGCGCGAGATGCGCGAAAAAACCGAAGCCCTTTCTGCCGCTCAACGTCTGCTGGATGAAAACCGCAGGCTGAAAAACACCCTTATGCAGGGCGAACAGTCTTTGCTCGGCAGCTATAAGCAAACTGCGGAATTTGAGGCTGCTGCAGCCAAACGCGAGTTTAAAGAGGCTTACGAGTCAGGCGATGCAGAGCGTCTTGCGGACGCTCAAGAGAAGCTTGCAGCGGTTAATTACCGTATGCAGCAAATAAATAATTATCGTCCTACTTTACAGCAGGAAAGTAATGAGGTAGAAATACCGCAACAGCAGGTGCAAACTCCGCAGCTGGACCCTAAAACTATTGCGTGGCAAGAGCGCAATACGTGGTACGGTTCCGACCCAGAGATGACAGCAACTGCTCTTGGGCTTCATCAGAGGCTCATAAATGAACGTGGCCCGCAGTTTGCAGGTACCGACGAATATTGGGGCGTTGTAGACAAAACTATGCGCCGACGCTTCTCCGATTACTTCGGGGATGAAATGGATTACGGTGACACTAAACCCGCTGCACGCGAACAAAAAGCGTCGTCGGTCGTTGCTCCAGCCTCACGTACACGGTCCCCCAAAAAGATTGTGTTGAAACAGTCCCAACTGGCAATCGCAAAACGTCTAGGCTTAACGCCTGAACAGTATGCCCGTGAACTTATGAAGATGGAGAAATAAGATGACCAATATTATTGACGCCCTAGAAGGTAAAACGGGTTCGACTCGTGCCCCTCGTGAAACTCGTGCAGAAGCAGAACGTCCTAAAGTATGGCAACCGGCATCGACCCTGCCAGAACCGGATAAAGAAGCTGGTTATGCGTACCGTTGGATACGCGTTTCCACGAATGGTGAAAAGGACCCACGTAATATCTCGTCCAAACTACGAGAAGGTTGGGAGCCAGTAGCCATCGAGGAACAACCACAGTTTCAAATGTTGGTGGACCCAGACAGCCGTTTCAAAAACAACATCGAAGTCGCAGGACTGTTGTTGTGCAAGGCACCAGAAGAACTGATGCGTCAGCGTAAGGAATACTTCGCCGGTAAAAATCAGTCCCAGATGGACTCCGTGGACAATAACTTCATGCGTGAGAACGACGCTCGTATGCCACTCTTTAGGGAAAAACGGTCTACGACGTCATTTGGCAAAGGCAAATAGCTAAAGGAGCTATAATATGGCATACCCTTCTGTTACCAGCCCTTACGGGCTAATCCCAATCAACTTGATTGGCGGACAGGTTTTTGCTGGTGCTACTCGTCAACTTCCAATCGCAACCAACTCTTCGACTGCCATTTTCTATGGTGACGTCGTTAAGTTGCTCGCAGGCGGTACTGTTGGCAAGGACACTGGTACAGACTCGGCCACCCCTGTTGGTGTTTTCCTCGGTTGCACCTACACGGACCCAACATTCGGTCTGACATTCCGTCAGTACTACCCCGGCACCACGAACATCACCGACGTCACAGCATACGTTCAGGAAGACCCTGATGCGTTGTTCAAGGTCGCTGTATGCGCTGGTACCAACTCGAACACTGTAAGCTATGTAACACAGGCTGCTGTTGGTTCGAACCTCAAGCTGGCAAACGGCGCAAACAACGTTGGTTCAACTTCGAACGGTAACT